AATTGATAGGCATTATTTTGTAGCCGCCTGTTTTACCGGAGTTATTGAGGGAAAATATCTTATTGATATTTACGTTGCTACAGCGAGCAATATGAAATGTATATCTCTGGTTCTTGATGACCGAGATGAATTAAATGAAGCGTTAGATGCTCTAAATGCCTTAATAGATGAGCCGGAGGAGACATGCTAAATGTTTCCTTGTGCCTTTTTTTATGCCATTTTTAAATATCCGGCTAGACTAATCTCTTGGCTTAATTCCCGGCGGCGGCTTTCAACCAGTCGCGGCCGGGTGCCGGATTCTAAGAGAGAGGTTGAATGCAGTATTTGTGGCGAAAATTCTTTGCATAGAGGATGAAAGGAATAATCTATGGAGCTCTTAACCGACATAGAGCTAACCGAAATAGCAGAAGCCGTTATCAAGCTAACCAGGCTTGAACGCTGGCAGGCTATTGATGCGGCTATGTCTATTCACGACAAGAAGTGGATAGCTGGCTTAGTGCCACGATTCTCCGCTATGGAAAAAGAGGTCAATGATAAGATAGACTCCCATCTTGCGCCGCTATTCCAGAGGGCGAGAGAGCCAGAGAGCCAGAAAGCCGGAGAGATACAGATTAAGGCATCAGTTGAACAATTATTACCCGATGAGGGTAAATGGCGTGTTATTTTTGAGGAATTCGGTCAGCTTATGCTTCCGGGCATTATATCTGATGCAGGGCAGACAGGCATTAATGTAATAATGGGCGTATCATTTGACATACGGAATCCGCGAGTAACGGAGTTCATTGAGAATAAGAAATTCAAGTTTGCCAAAGAGATTACTGAGACGACAGCGAACCAACTGAGAGAGCAATTGCGTGCTGGCTTGTTGGATGGTGAAGGCATACCACAACTTAAGAAGCGGGTCAAGGAAGTGTTCACAGATGCCAAGACGTGGCGTGCAGAAATGATAGCACGCACCGAAACAGGCGGGGCATATAACTTCGGCTCTTTTGAGGGATATAAACAGAGCGGTGTTGTGGCATATAAAGAATGGCTAGCGACAAAAGATAATAGGACGCGTGATTCTCATCAGCACATGGATGGACAGCGGCAATTATTGGATAACAGATTCAGTAATGGGCTTATGTACCCTGGCGAGCCAAATGGGGCAATAGAAGAGATCGTAAATTGCCGATGTAGTATAGCGCCAATAGTAGAGGAATAAATATGATTGAACATCAGGAATTAAAAGCATGGCTTAACGAATTTGAGCTTCAAGAGCAGCCGGATATGGTTAGAGAGATATTAGCTGAAAAAGAGGGACACGTGATCCATGTTATGTATGGCAAGCGGCCGCGAATTAAGCCGATAATCATAGGTGAATCTATAGAAGCTAAATGTTCCATATGCCAGAATGAGGTATCTAATGTTATTGACGTATTTAATGAAAAGCGCAATATTCGAATATGTCAAGAATGTTATAATATGATTCAAACTGCGATATTAACTGAGTTATTGAAGAAATTAAATCCATGTGTCATAACGGATTTAATTGAAGGATTAAAGCCATATAAGACAGAATTTAATTTTAAAATAATGGAGACACCAGTATAGACTAACAAATAACGTAAAATTTTTATAAAGCCCTCCGGTCAGACGGTATAATTCTCTCTTTGACCGGGGGGCTTTTTATTTCCGTCTGGCTGGATGGTTAAGCAGGTGATGAGATGGATATAATGACAGAAACGTTGAAATTTGGTGAAATAATTGACGGTATATTAAAAGCTATGCCAGTTTATGGCGAACTATTAGCGAAACACTATGATGATGAAGCCGACTTTATCCGCAAATCATCTGCATCTGATGTTATAGACATGCCAGGTGACAGAGTTATCGTTGGCAGGATTACCACAAACAGCATTGACCGCGATGGCGATGTCGTACTTCCACAGGGAGGGGAATGGGAAAAGTATAACCGTGTCGTCTTATGGTCACACGATTATGGCGGGGGCTTATTTGGTGGCACTCAGTATGAATTACCACATGCAAGGAATATGTGGCTTAGGCAATTCCCGTCACGGAACACGAAAGAAATACGAGCTGGGACACAGTATGCCACGAAAGAGATGAATGCGTTTGGCGATCAGGTATATGAGTATCGTCTCGCGAAATGGCCCCTGGGATATTCCATCGGCTTCATTCCTATACAGACAATATATAGTGATGATAAGGAGGAATGGAGCAAAACGCTTACGGCATGGAAAAAGCGAATTGCGGAAGATACTGAGATAGATATTGAAGCAATTAAGGAACCGGAGCGTTTTTTTACAAGATGGTCATTACTGGAATATTCCGATGTGAAAATTCCTGCTAATCCAGATGCTGTCCAATTAATGATCAGCAAAGGACTTATGCCAGAACAAGAACGTGATAAATATACATTAAAAAGCGAACCGAGCAAGCCGATAGATAGCGAGTTGGATAAAGAATTATCAGAACTCAGAAAGAGAATTTCTGCTCTGGAAGCAATTAGTTCCCGTGAAGAGGAACCCGAAATAGATATAGCGATTGACCAGGAGGCTATCGCGAAGGCTTTCGAGCAGATTTCTTTCCGCCGACTGCCGGAAGGCGCAGAGCAAAAGGAGATAGATATTCCCTCGATATTCAAGCAAGGGAAAGAGTCAGTTTTCAAGCAGTAACAGAAATGTTAGGCGGATAAGCTGGAGATACTTCAAGAGGTGTTAGGCTGATAGACGCTGGAGACATAATTAAACAATTAACTTAACTTTTATTAAGTAGTTTACAGCAATGACACCAGAAGAAAGAGACTTGATAATTAAGCAAATCAATGATGGGTTTGCCGGTGTTCGTGCCGATTACGAAATACTAAAGACAACTAGCGTAACCAATGAAGAATTTAAGGCTAAAGTCGAAGAAATAGATAAGAAACACGCCGAACTCGAAGAAACATTGAAGGCATTGACCAAACCAGCCGATATCAAGCCACTTGGCGGAGTAACAGAGAATGGTGACCCAAAATGCGGTTTCAAATCATTTGCAGACTATAGCAATGCGCTAGTACATGCCTCTAAGGGGCCGGTTGACCCGCGCTTGCTGGAGGTTGCCACTATCGAAGCAGCGGCTATACGCAAAGCCGCAGGCACAGGCATGAATCTAACCGATAACGAATTCGGCGGATATCTAGTGCCAGAAGAATATCGGCGCGAGATACTCAAAGTCGCGTTAGATACATCCGATATTATCTCTAAAGCTACGATCATACCGATGGCGGTACCGGCATTAAATATTCCTGCGTTGGATTTTTACGATAGAAGTGCTGGTATCTACGGCGGCATATCATACTACTGGATTGGTGAAAATGATGCCATTACAGAATCCAGGCCAAAATTTGAGATGCTCAGTTTGCGTCTTAAGAAGCTGGCAGGTATGGCTTACGCGTCTAGTGAGCAAATCCAATATTCGCCAATGTCAGTAGAGACAATGCTCAGGCAGATGTTTGGTGAAGGCATCGCATATACACTTGACGATGTATTCTTGAATGGAACAGGGTCTGCACAGCCGCTTGGAATAGCTAATGCAGGATGCACATATAGTGTAGCTATCGAGTCGGGCCAGACGCTTGCTGGTGATCCTATTGACTTTAAGAATATTGTAAAGATGAATGGCAAGATGTGGCGCAAGACAAACGCTGGGTGGTATATGAATCCAGACGTAGCAGAGCAGTTACCATTTATGGAAATCGTGGTTGGCTCAGGTGGCGCGCCGGTATTCTTGCCAGCAAGTGGCATAAATGTTGGTGGATATAATACATTATATGGCAGGCCAATAACGGAAATGGATCAATGTCAGGCACTGGGTACAGTCGGCGACATAAACTTCTGCGACTGGTCACAATACTTGATTGGCGTTCCGCAAGGCTTAGGAATGAATACGCGGTTCGATACCAGTATCCATTTAAAATTTGACTATGATCAGATAGCGTTCAGATTTATAATTCAAGTCGAGGGAATGCCCTGGTGGAGGACTTATCAAACACCAAAAAGAGGGACAACATACCGAACGCCATTCGTTACGTTGGCAGCAAGGTCATAACAATATCATAGGGATAGAGGTGGAAGAAAATGTCTCAAATAACAAAAACAATGAATTTTGCTCATTTAGTTGCGCCTATTGATTCTACAGGCGTAACTAAGACAACTGATGAGCTAAGTTTTGAAAACTATAAACACATATCATTCTTGATTCCAATAGGAAACTTAGCGGCTGACGCTACGTTGACTATTGAGGAATGTACATCCGCGGCTGGCGCGGGCAATGCGGCAATGGCATTTAATTACCGTGTATGCGGTGCGGCTGGCGGCGCGACAGAGGACACTTGGGGCGCTCTAACTGCTGTTGCGTCTACCGGTCTGACGCTTGCCAATGGGTCCGATGACGGCAAAATGTTCATTGTCGAAATAGATGATTTTGAATTAAGTGCAGGCTTCGGGTGGGTACGTGCCATACTTGCAGGTGGAGCCGGGGCGACTTTGTGCAATATTATAGGCATCTGTTCTGAGTCGCGCCATAGTTCAGCAGTCATGACATCAGCAATTAGCTAATTATGAAGATAAAATTTCTACAAGCATATAAGGAATATAAAAAAGGAGACATTGTAGAT